TCAGGCCACTTTCACCGTTTCCCGCGCCGCCTTGCCCACATTTTGCCCACATTCCACCGAAACCGCCGCGTCCACCATGCGCGTGACGTCCAACAGGTCGGAATCGAATAGATCCGCGTACACGTCCAGCGTCATGCTCGCGCTCGCATGGCCCAGCATCCGCTGCAAACCCTTGACGTTCGCCCCCGCGTGCACCGCTATGCTCGCCGCCGTATGCCGCAGGTCATGAGGACTCGGCCAATCGTCCGCATCCCACCCCAATCGCTTCAACGCACTCGGCCACCACGTGCGATTACCCTTCACGGTGCTCGCCGACTGCTCACGGATGGGGTAGCCGGACGGGTCGGAGAACACGCGTTCGCCGCGCTTTCTGCGCTTGAGTATCGGGGCCAATGCGTCGGCGACGATACCCGGCATGTAGAGGGTGCGCATCTCGTATGATTTCGGCGTGCCTTCGACGGGCCTGCCGTTGACCCAGACGATGCTGCGGCATATTCGCAGAGACCTTTTCTCCAAGTTCACGTCCTCCTTGCGCAGGTCGGACGCCTCTCCCCATCTGAGACCGCAGAAGCCGAGCAGCAATACCAGGGCACGTCGTTCGTCTCCTATATTTATGGCGTTCGCGCATTCGTCGGCGAATGCCACGAGCTTCGGGATTGTGAGATAGATGCGCCGTTCCTTGCGTTTGGGCTTGCGTGGCAGTTCAAGTCCCTCGCATGGGTTCTCGGCGATGAGCTTGTCCTTCACGGCTTGTTTGAGCACGCCGTTGACGATGCCCTTGGCGCGCAGCACGACGCTGGCGGAGCGACGCGAGGTGAGGTCGCTTACCCATTCCTGTAGTTCCGTCTGGCTGATCTCGCCTATTCGCCGGTTCTCCCATTTGGGCTGTACGTGGGTGCGCCATGAGGCTTCCGTGCTTTCGAGCTGCGATGGTTTCCAGAACGGTTTCTTGATGGCGAGCCACTGCTCGTAGAGGTCGCCGAAGCGTTTCAATCCGCCCTGCGGGTCAACATAGCTGTTGGTGGCCTTGGCGATGGTGACGTGCTCCGCCGCCCACGTCTCCGCGTCTATCTTGCGCTTGAATCCGCGCTTGTCGGTCTGCGTGCCGTCCGGCTTCCTGTACCTCACACGATAACGCGCTTCACCCTTCGATGTCTTGTACCTGGTGACGTTCGCCATTTCGGGTATGCTTCGCCCCGTGTAGGATATGAGGTGAAGCATCCTCCTTTCCATTTCTCTGGTGGGATTGGGATTCTTCACACGTCCCGCTGACGCGCCAACGTCAACGGGACTTTTACTTATTTGTTGAGATTGTCGATGGCGTACTGTGCTTCCTCCGGGGTGAACTTCTCCCCGGCTGAGGAAACGAGCTGGTCGTAGATCGCAGCCGAGGACATGGACATCATTTCCTGATAGGACTTGGCCTTGGCCAACGCGTTGGCGTTGTAGTCGGCTTGCAGGTGGTCCACGGCGTATTGCGCGGCTTCGGCGGGGAACTTCTCCCCGTACTCGCTGGTCAATTGGTCGTAGATGCCCTGCTTGCTCATGTGCATCATGTCGGAATACGATTTCGCCTTGTTGAGCGCGTTCTGGTATTCGACAGGAGGCTGCGCCTGAATGCTGACCTTCGCGGTCTGTCCCTCGTATTCGATGGTGAATTCGGTGGGCGCGTTGATGTTGACGGCACCGGGGTTCTGAATCTTCCATCCGGTGACGTTCTTGGTCGTCCCATCATCGTATTTCGCGGTCACGGTGATGCCGGAGGTTTTATCGGTCACTTGTTCGCCGTCTTTGATGCTGCCGCTGTACGATGCGGTGATGCCGGTGAGTTTGGCGTCCTTTTTTGGCGTTGCCTTCTGCGTCGATTTCGGTGCCACGCTTTGTGCGGAGGAACTATCCACGGCCGAACCGCCGCCTTGCGAATTGCCGGCACCTCCTATGATGGCTATGTCGAGCACGACCACCACGACAATGATGACCCAGAACCACCATTGTTTCCAGATCGGTTTCTTAGGTTTCGGCTGTCCGGGCTGGGCGTATCCCGGTACGCCTCCTGTTGGCTGGCCAAACGGCTGGCCCGGCATTGTCTGCGCATTCTGCGGCGGCTGCGGCCCCTGAGGCTGAGCTAGCGGAATCGGTTGCATCATCGGAGCCTTATTATTGTTACCCATTTCTTCTTCTTTCCTTATACGGCCACACTGTCGTGCAGCATTTCCTTGTAATCGTTGACGAGGGATAGGGTGACTTCTAGCTCGTCGGCTATCCGCCAGGCATTTCCGTCGTACATTCGTTCGGCCAGCGCGTATTCGGTTGGCGATATCAATAGCCGAGCCGTCTCCGCGCGGGTGCGCATCTCATGCAGGCCACACCGGTCATCGCCGTGGGACCAGTGGACCAGCTCATGCACGAGGGTGCAGCGTTTGGCCACGTATGGGAGACGACGGTCTATGAGTATCGTGCGCGTGCGCTCGCTGTAGCAGCCCATCATGCCGTTGGGCAGGTGGTCGGCGCTGCGTATCTCCACGTCGAGGCCGGCGCTATAGATGGCCATGCGCACATGGCCATAGGTGTCTCTCAGGTTCAACGGCAATGGTCTCATGCTGGGTCATCCCCGTTCCCGTATTCGATGTACTTCTCCTTGTCCGGGTCGGTGTAGGCCGCAAGCTCCATCGGATTATCCGCCAGAATACGCTTCGTCTCCTCCACGCGACGCTCGCGCTCCTGTTCGGCTTCGATGTCGCCGTGCTTCGCGGCCATCGCATAATAATCACGAGCGGTCGCATCGTCCGAATCAGGTTCCACCGACAATGACACCGGGCCTCGCTCGGCACGTTCAATGAAGCGCTCGGCGGCCTCGATTAATTCGTGAGGGTATACTCCGAACACCTCTGCAAGCTGCGCTAGCTGAATGACGTTAATATTGCGCTCATTTTGCAATAAACGAATCAAAGTACGCTCATTCAAGTTCGCTTTTTTTGCAAGTTCTTTGATAGTCAAATGTGCCGCAGAGCGTTCTGCTGCAATAGCTTTTGATGTTGCTTCGTTCATGTCCATATGGACAGTCTACAGCACTTTGTAAAGCCAGCGTACTGACCATATGGTCGGCGTGTCATGCTTGACAGTGACTATTTGGTCAGTAAAGTGAACCATATGAACACTCTGGAATACAGCAAGCAAGTAGCCGAGAACGTGAGTAAAGCCCTCGATGGCGCCAATCTCAGCGTCTCTGCCGCAGCTGAAAAGACCGGTATCCCCCGCACCACGCTTTCACGCCATCTGAACCATCCAGAAACAGCTCCGTTTGACGTAATCGAATTAAGTCGAATCGCTTCCATCACACGAAAGACAGTGAGTAGCCTTACTCGGTTCAAAGCCACTCCTGCGCTCGCTGATAAGGAGGCGCGTTGATGAACGCCAAGGATTACGGCCATCACTTCAGCGGCTACCGGAAGCCGGAAGCCACCGAGCCGTCCCAAGGTTTCATGAGTCGTCTCGTCTTCTGGATTCTCGTGTTCGCGGTGTGCATCGGCTGGGTGATGACCCACACGGGTTGCGCGCATCCCATCGGCAACGGTTTGGCCGCGCTCATGGGCTTCGGGCTCGTTCCCCTGCGGCTCCTGTGCCTCGTTTTGAGCGAGGCGGGCGTCGAATAACAGTCTTGCCGGACGGCGTGGAAAACCGGCCGGCCAAGCGGAAGGAAAACCGGTAACCCACGTTGATAACTGAAAACCGACTGACAGATACGGTGTCAGTTTTCTTGCACCGGCGGGATGTCGGCTTTGGTCTATTCTCCGATATCCCGCCCAGGGCGGTGCAGGTTGCCCCCAGTCAAGATCGCGTAGGTCATGTATGCGCGGCAAAGACCGGGACCACGGTTCGATTCCGTGGCCGTCCACGAACGCAAGTTCAAAAAAAAGAAAGCCCCCGCTGGCACGGGGGCGAGAAGAAAAACTCTCAACAGAAAGGATAACCCCATGAGCGCGGAAACACCGAATCTCATGAGTGTGGCCCAGCTCGCCGAACACTACGGGCGGGCGAAGAAAACCATCCAGAACAAGCTCACCCGAGGCTGGGGGCCCGTGCCGGTATTGGACCCGGACACGGGACAGGTGCTCGGCTTCCGCGTCGAGGAGGTGAACCGTTTTGACCAGCGCAACCAACGAACCCACAAGCAATACCTGTATGACTGATCTGCCGAACGACATGTGGCTGGCGGTCGCCGGGAAGCTGCTCAAAAACCTTGACATCCTTACCGCGCACCCCACACGGCAGAGCCTCGCGAGCCTCATCGGACTGAGCGTCCACGAGGCCGGGCTACGGCTCGTCGGACTACGAGAGGATATGGATGACGGACACGGTGGAACTGTGGAGTCCGATCACGGACGATGGCGTGCGCATGACGCCGGGCGAATTGATCGTGGAGTTTATGGATCTTATCAGCGACCGGAACAGTCAGACCGGCAACCCGTACCTGTACGTGATGCCGTTGCCGAACATGGTCGTCATCGACAGGCAACGGCGCAGGGTGAGTGCACGAGTGGAATATGTCAGCAAATCGAAGCTAAGGAGCAGGAATGAAGCGAGTGACCGTTGACATGGCAGCGCAGGCGACCGGACTGTTCGACGTGCACCGTTTCCGCCAGCACACGAAGAAGGAGCGTGAGAGTGCGTGGCACGCGTTCCGCGCACTGGGTGTCGGCGGCTCGGACATGAGCACGATTCTCGGCCTCAACCCGTACTCGACCCCCTACGACCTGTGGTTGGAGAAGACGAACCGTCAGCAGCCGGAGGATATCAGCGGCAAGTGGGCGATCATCAAGGGCAACGCATTGGAGGTCGAACTGCGCCGCCGGTTCCGCCAACTGCACCCGGAGTACCAGGTCATCGACGGCACCGACATTTCCTTGGTATCCAAGCAGCATCCGTTGATGCACGCCTCGCTGGACGGCTTCGTCTACGACGAGGAGAGCGATTCGTGGGGCATTCTCGAGATCAAGACGGCGAACGCGAACCGTGGGCGCACCGACTGGCACGACGAGACGGGCGAGCTCGTGGCCCCGCAGTACTACATGGCGCAGGTCACGCATTACATGGCCGTCACCGGCTTCACGTGGGGCGTGTTCTACGCGGATATCGGAGAGTCGGAACCGGTCGAGGTGCGGTTCGAGCGCGACGAGGACGACATTCACGCTGTAATCAAAGCCGCCGAGGACTTCTGGGGCTTCGTCACCCGCGACGAAATGCCCGCCCTCACCGGCGCGGACGTGGCCAAGGCGTACCCGGAGCCTTCGGAGGGCATCGAGGACATGAGCGACAGCACCGATCTGCGCAGGCTCATGGCCGACTACCAGCAGACGACCGCCGACCTCAACGCGCTGAAGACGCGCAAGGAGGAGTTGCAGGACTGCATACTCCCCTATATCGGAGACCACGAGGGGGTGCGCTGCGGCAACATGCAGGCCACCTACAAGCACAGCACGCGCCACGGCTACACGAGGGTCGTGCAGCCGTGGGAGGGCCGCACCTTCCGATTCACCGAAATCAAACCGAAGAAAACCAAGTAACAAACAAGGAGAACGATCATGGGACAACTCGCAGCACAGGCTCAGAACACGCAGATGCAGGCCATGAACCCGCAGCGTCAGATGAAGCAGCTGCTCGAGAAGAGCTGGCCTCGCATCGCGGCGGTCATGCCTCAGGAGATGAGCGAGAAGCGCCTCTATCAGATGTACGTGAGCACCATCAACCGCGAACCGCAATTGGCGAACTGCTCGGTCGAATCGGTGCTGTCATGCTTCATGCGTTGCACGAGCCTCGGCCTAGAACCGTCGAACGTGAACGGGCTCGGCATGGCCTACATCCTGCCATTCGGCAACAAGAACATGCGCACCGGGCAGAAGGAGGCCATGTTCGTGCTTGGCTATCGCGGCATGATCGCGTTGGCCCGTCGTTCCGGCCAACTGAAGAGCATCCACGCTCAGGCCGTGTACCAGGGCGACGAATTCGACTACTGGGAGGATGAGACCGGCCAGCATTTCAAGTTCCGCGCCACCCGTGGCGTGCCCCACACCGAGGCCACGCTGACCGACGTGTATGTGAACGCCCAGCTACTTCCTGCGGGAAGCGTGTTCGTGCACATGACCAAGGAGGAGGTCGAGGCAGTCAAACGCCGCAGCCCTGCGGGCAACAAGGGCCCATGGCACACCGACTATGAGGCCATGGCGTTGAAGACGGTGGTACGTCGCAGCTTCAAGTGGCTCCCGGTAAGCGTCGAGGCCCAGTCCGCAGCCGTCTCCGACGAGACCACGCCTGACTATTCCGACTTGTTCCGCCCATTGCCCGACGACGCCGTGGACGATTCTCCGGTTGACGTGAGCGTGGACGAACCCGAGGAACCGGAACAGCCGCAGCCGTCTCCCGTCGAGGCGAAGCGTTCTGAGATGATTCGCCGCTTCCAGGCGTTGGGCGTGGCTTCGGACGCGGAGGCGTGCGAGACCATCACGAAGATTCTGAACCGCGAAGTGAAAGCCAGCGACGAACTGTCGGAGGCTGAGCTTGACAAGGTGATCGGCCAGTTGAAGGCCGGCGTGAAGGAAGGCGAGTGACCATGGCGGGAAGAGCGACCATCATCATCCAGGGCACGGCGTGGGGCGTGCGAGAAACGCAGAACGGCAAACGGTATCTGAGCGTATCGGTGTCGCCCGGCTACCGTGACCGGAACGGCAACTGGGTCAGCCAGCCGGAACAGTACTACTCGGTGTGGCCTGCTGGCTACGCGAACCTCAACCCCGTGTTCGACCAAATCGCCCAGCTGCGTCAGAATCAGGACCAGTTCGTGGACGTGACCATCGTGGGCGAAATCAGCGGCCTCGACGCCTACACGAACAAGAAGGGCGAGCCCGCCGCAAGCTGCAACGTCAACGCCAGCGCTGTGGCCATCACCAACGTTCGCCAGAAGAACGGCGGACAGCAGGGTTACGGCGCGCAGGCCGGTTACACGCAGCAGTCGCAAGGTGGCTTCCAGCAGTCTCAGCCTCCGACCTCCGACCCATGGTCCAGTGATCCGAGCTTCTGATGCTGCATTTGTATCACGATGAGACGCCGCCGGACGTGGAACCGGTCTGCGAGAAGCACGGGTGCCCGCTGTACCCGGCAAGACCGATTCCATGCCCGGAATGCGCTTTGGAAGCAGACGAGATGTACGCGGATTACGGATTGGAGAGATGATGGCGAACCCATCGAAAAGCAAAGGCACAAGCCTTGAGACGTGGACCGTGCGTTACCTCGCGTGGGCGTTGCAGGACACGCGCATCGACCGTATGCCGTTGCATGGCAACGCCGACCAGGGCGATCTGATCGGCGTCATGTTCCATGGCGAGCCGGTGTGCGTGGAATGCAAGGACACGAAGATGCCGAACTATCGCAAGCACTGGCGGGAGCTCAAAGTGGAGATGGCGAACATGGACACTCCCTACGGGGTGCTCATCCAACACCGCAGGGGCGTGGGCGTGAAAAGCCTCAAGGGCATGGCCCGGCAGATGGCCGTGTTCGACATCGGAACGCTCGAACGGTTCCTCGCCACTCACATGGGGCACGTGTTAGGACCGGACTACCGGATTCGCCGCGAGCTCGCGAACCGGCTGCGCGGCGAATCGAGGCCGGTGCCATCCAATCCGATGCTCGTGTGGATGCCGCTCGAATTGTTCGCGCTCCTGCTGAACGACGGCTTGGCGTTGGGGCCGGACGATGGCCAGGATTAACCCTCATACCTACATCGGTGGTAGCCGTCGCACCGGTTCGCGTGGCGGCTACCACCGCAAACCCAAGACCAACGGGGACGGGGAGGGGCTGAAGCCCGGCGAGATAATCGCGGCCAGCCCCGAACTGCTGGCATTGATAGCCGAATACCAAAGAGACAAGAGAAAGGAGGCGGACTGATGGCCGGGCACGATATGGAAACGTTCGCGAAGCTCAGCACACGCCTATGGCAGAACGAGAAAGTTCGCGTGTTTGCAATGGAGTACCCTTCCGCGTTCTCCGTGTGGACGTTCGCGATCTCGTACTGCGCTGGCGAATTAAACGACGGGGAACTGTCCCGCTTCCATTTGAAATGTCTGCTCGGCGCTTCCGATGAAGATATAGACGCACTCATCGACGCGCATCTTTTAGACGAGCATGAGGACGGCACCTTGTGGCTGCATGATTTCGTCGCAACTCAGGGTCGTTCTCGTGCTGACGTGGAGGAGGCTAAGGCGAAGAAAGCCGAGGCCGGTCGAAAAGGTGGCGCAGCGTCCGGCAAGTCACGCAACGTGAAGCACGACTCA